TCTTTTTCTTGCCTTTGAACTTGCCGCGACAGTATTGAACAGCCCATCCGTTTGCATACGCGCTCGGATACACCTTGAACTTCCGCTTGGCCGCGGCTTTGCCAGCCGGACACAACTTCTTCTCAAGATAGTCAAACGCGGCATTCGTCCCTACGCATAAATCACAATTGCAATCAGTCAATCTAACAGACCCTCCATTATATCGTCCAAGTCCACGATGCGCTCACGGAACTCCGTAGTAGCCCAATGAGCCAACGCGAGAGCGATAGCAAAGTCGTCGTGACGACCGATGCTGTCAAGCCGTCCTTTCTTGCTCATACCGAACATGAGCAATTCTCGTTCAAGTTCCGACATCATTGTCCTTGAACGGTCATCGCCCCACGGCAGTCGCATTTGCTCATTCTCAAAGCGCAACACCAATCCCATGAGAAGCGACTCGCGGCGTTGGCGTGTGGAAATAAAAGTCTTGATTGGAAGGTCAGTATCCGCGCGCAGTTCAGTTGCGAACACGCGCTGGAAGTTGTTCGCCTCCAACTCTATGACATCGGGGTTGAACTTTGCATTCAACCGCTGAATCTCGGTGATTTGCGTTCGGAAATCCATGTTCTTCCTACGGACGGCGTGAACCAATTCAAGCAATTCGGGATTGGTTGATGGACGACGAAGCACGACCATCACGGTGTAGTCGGCGGCACGGTCCGATGAAATAGCAGGGTCCCAACCGACGAAGTATTGGTCATCGGGGTCGCCTACTTCGCGCTCAATCAATTTGAGCGTGTTGTCTTTAGCGGCTTGCAGAATCGTTGAAGGGAAAAGACTGCTCACATCGTCCATCGGTTCGCACAGATATTCGCGCGCAAACGCAATGGCTGGCATATCGTTGCGACGAGCGTCCAGCGACTCCAAGTCCCATCGCTCCGGCCAAAGAGCCTCACCTTTGGTGTTGATGGCTGGGTAGGTTTCAACGAGATAGCCTTCCCTGCTTTCCAATTCTGTGTAAAGGTCAGTCGGTGTAAACGGCGTTCCAACAATCATCAGTTTGGAAGTGTGGTGAAGTGTCGGCACGAGGACTTCGTAGAACCACGAAGCGACGCGAGCAAGTTCGGTGTCCGTCGTTCCCCACAAAATGTCGTCGCAAAGAATGAGGTCGGGGTGGATACCACGAATAGCACCACCGACCGACTTCGCGCTGATGTTAGACCCGTTGCTGAAACCGAAGAAGGTCTTTGACCACGAGTCCGCTTTCTTCATTTTTGCAAGGAACGGCACACCGTCAATCAAGTCATTGAGGGTGCGCATGTGGTGGATAGACTGATGCAGGCTGTGAGAAATCAACACGGCCTTCGTCTTAGGGTTGAACGCTGTCTTCCACAGCATGTAGCCGAGGAAGAGCGTTGATTTGCCGTGGTCACGCGCGGCTTTAACGCAATACCGCTTGCGCGATTCAAGGTTGTTATACCAGTCTCGGTGATGATGCGAGAGTTGAAACCCAAGAATCTCTTCAAAGAAGAATTTGAAATCGCGCTTCGCTACCTCAAAGTCAATCTCTTCAATTGCTTCAAGGGTAACGGCTTCCACGCGACATCACCTTATGTTCAATCCCTTTAACAACAAATCCCACGATGCTTCGTGTTTGTCTTCGGACATGCCCACCAACTTCGGCTTTCTGTCCACTACTTCTTCTTCGTCGGGGACTGCATCGGGGAAGTTGTCTTCTTCTTCTTCGTCGGGGACTGCATCGGGGAACTGGTCCACAACATCCTCGGCGACTTCTTTCACTGCTTCTGTATCGCCCGATTGAACCGCGGCTTGATAGCGCGGGTCAGCCATGAGACGCTGTTTGATGGCGTTTCCAATTTGGTTATTCCTTAAACCGAGCGAATCAATGATGGCATCTGTGATTTTCAACGAAGTGTCGCTCAAATCCACACCGCTCTTCATAGCGGTTTCAATGGCTTTATCCATTGATTTGCCGCCAGCGTATCCTGTGCCCTTTTCGTTGTTGACTCGCGAAAACATGGCGCGCATGGCTTGTTCGCTTGGGTCCATTCCGCCGCCATCAACCCGACGAGGCGCGACCGCAGGTGGGGCTGGCTCGTTGGGTTCGTCGGGTTCGGGGAACTCGTCGGGTTCGCGGAACTCGTCGGGGTCGGGGAACTCATCCGGCTCCTCATCCGCGCGCTGGTTGACTTGCTCAACAACAGCGTCAACTGCTGGGTCACGGGCGGCTCCGGTTGGGGTGTTGCCTGCCATTTCAGCAGTGATGTTTCGTATGCCTTCCGTCCTGTTCGCGATGCCTGTTGTGTAGTTGTTAATGTCGTTTTGATTCCTCCTAATTGCTTCTTCTGCCGCGTCAATGGCGTCTTGGTCACCGCTTTGTCGCGCCATCCGCAAATTTGCTTGCAACTTCGCATCACCACCTTCAGCCGCGTCTCTTGCTTGGCGCGACAAAGCGTTTGCCGTTGAACGGTTGTCGTCTTCTCCTATCGCCGGTCGCAGGAAGTTGAAATAATCACGAGGACTGTTGCCTTGCATGATGTTGCGGTAGGTTTCTTTCATCCTGTCGCGAAAACCCGGTCGGGCGAGTGCCGCTCCTGCCGCCGCACCCACAGGACCCGCGGCCATGAAACCAGCACCAGCACCAGCAAGCGTCGGCAAGACTCGTTTGAATGCGCCGCCGTAATCACCGACGCGCGCATAATCCATTGCACCACCTTGACCGCTTTGCACTTTGTCGTAAGACTGTGCGGCTCGTTCGGCCCCTGCCAACCTGCGAATGTCTTTGCCACTGCGAATGGGCACATCACTACCAGCAATGTTTCTCATAACAGCGGGTTGATAATCGCGCGACATGGTCATGTCAACATTCTTTCTCACAATGTCGGGGTGGGAATTGTCGCGCTCCGCGACGGCTTTGAACAGCGGTTCCCAAGAGTCATCGGAGGTGTTGAAAAGCACATAATTGATGTCGGAGGTGTTCGCCCCTTTCCTTATCAAAAAATCAACAGTGCCCAAGTCTCGTCCGTGTTTTAGCATACTGCTGTTCCATTCAATTTCCCATTCGTTATGCATTGATTGCACCTCCGCAAGACCTTTTGATAACGCGAACCACATCGTGCGTCGTGTTAAAGGATTTCGCTATAACATTCCAATCTCCAAGCGACATTGCAATCGCGCGAACTGTGATGCTGGGAACACCCACTTCATCACTCAATCGCGCCATGTCCAGCGCACTCATCGGGTCGTATTTTTTGAGAATAGAGCCTCCTGCATCGTGCAATTGAACGCGCTCCATGATGGTCGCGATAACGCCCATTGAGTCTTCTTCGCCTCGTCGGAAAATGCCACCACCAAAGCCACCGCCTAAGCCACCGCCTAAGCCGCCGCCAAAGCCGCCACCGCCGAAGTCATCGCCGCCGCCCCCTCCCAAACCGGCTGAACCGCCAGCATCACCGAGGGGGTCGCCTTCAAGTGGGAGTTGTGACACATTGTCGGCTGGCATGGTAGTGATAGGGTCTTGAGGGGGCAGAACAGGGTCGGGTGGATTGATTTCCGCACCGATTGAGCCACCGCTAAGGTGACCCGGAAACGCATCGTGCAAATGCGAGTAGTCGTTGCTCGTCTTGTCCGTCAAAGGGTGTTGATTGTCCGCCATGACGAGGTCGTCCATGCTGAATTGTTTTGTTTGGTTGGATGCAATGTTGACATAGTTGTCGTAGATTTGTTTTGGGGCGGCTGAACGCGAAGACAATTTATCAACATCAATGTCCAACTCTTTCGCTGTCATCATCATGGAGAGAATGTCAATAGCCGCGCGGTTCCTTCCGCGGTCGCCACCGCGGACTCTTGGCGAAAAATGACTGCGATGTTTATTGTAAAGTTCGCGTATTTCGGGGCGGTCAAGTTGCAACTTGTCCTTTATGTCGTTCATGATGATTCGCAGTCCCGTTGGACTTCCTCCTTTGCCGCGACCGTAAAGCAACTGATTGACGGGTGCGCGAGCCATTTGTCGCGCTGTGGGTTGGTCATACCCCATCTCCATAAATTGATTCATGATGTCACTGGACATGCCTCCTCTTGCAGAAGGAACGAAGAAATCGTTGGGTAGAACAGAAACGATGGACATCGGTGATATTTCACCGTAAGCCGCAGTATCGGCGTGCTGTCGTGAAAAATGTGAAGGGAAGGTTGTGTTTTCTTTGGATGTTGGGTCTTCTTCGTTTGAGTGATAGCGGCGAGTCACACCGCCAGTAATTTGTTGCGG